TTCCCTCACCTCCCCACAGGAGTAAACGACGATGCCTCTAGATAGCGACATTTTCAATGCGGACGAGCAACTCCAAGTCGAGTTCTACATCGCAAAGGATGTAGACCCGAAGTGGGACGGCAAGCCGTTTGTGCGTATTAACATTCCCGGCGACAAGACAACCATCATCGAACAGCCGATGAATGAAGACCACAAGAAGCGGTTTCCGCGTCAGTATCTCTATTTCCAGATGAAGCAAAACGAGCAGGATGCCCCCGCAATCGGCACCTCGCTTGATGTCTGGTTTACCGATGGCAACGGCGACATTACCCGTGGACACATTGAGGAACTTCGCATCCTGAAGTTCCAGACCGTAGAGCAGATTGCCAGCGCATCCGACGCGCAGTTGCAGCGCATCGGCATGGGTGGCCCCGGCTTGCGTGAGAAGGCGAAGGCGTTTCTTGCAAAGCGGAATCGCTCGGAAACCGAAAACCAATTGGACGACACCAAAAAACAACTGGCAGAACTTCAGGCGCAGATGGCAGCGTTGATGACGCGCAAGGCTGGTCGCCCGAAGAAGGAACCCGTTGCGGAGAGTTAACGAATGAGCACCACAACCATGTTGGCGTTGGTTCAGCAGGTCACCGCTGAACTGGGTTTACCGATACCGGCTACGGTGGCGGGTAACCCCAATCAGGATGTGGTGCAGATTCTTGCCCTGATGAACGCCTCGGGGTACGAGTTGATGCGGCGTGCTGACTGGCGCGAACTGACCAAGCAGCACACCTTCTACACCGAGGCCATCAGCACCACGGGTACATGGACGACCTCGGCGTATACCATTACCGGCATCCCCGATACCTCGCTCATCGACTCGACCTATCAGGTGCAGGGCGTTGGCATCCCCAATGCCACCTATGTGACGGGCGTGCTGTCTCCCTCGGCTGTCTCCATCAACTACGAGCCAACAGAGGCGCAGGTCAACGGCGGTCTGGTGTTCCAGAAGGTCAAGTACGGCCTGCCCTCGGACTACTACAGCAGCGTCAACCGCACGCATTGGGACAAGAGCAAGCGTTGGGAGATGCTCGGCCCAGAGTCGCCGCAACAATGGGAATGGCTGCTCTCGGGCTACATCTCGACCGGCCCCCGTATCCGTTACCGCTTGCTCGGCAAATACTTCCAGATTTGGCCCGGAATGAACGCTGGCGAGTTGCTCGGCTTTGAGTACCGTAGCAACGCATGGGCAGAAAGCGCGGCGGGTGCTGCCAAGACTTCGATGACGGCAGACAACGACACCTGCATCTACCCTGACCGTGTGATGGTGCTGTCTACCAAACTCAAGTATTTCGAGGCAAAGGGCTTCGATACGACCGCCATCTTCCGTGACTACCTTGCTGAACTTGAGACGGCTGTCGCACAGGATACGGGTGCTGCCAACCTCTCGTTTGCCCCGCGTCCCGGCACGGTTCTTATCGGCTACGACAACATCCCTGACAGCGGCTACGGGTACGAAAACTGATGGCTGTTTCTCGTCGCCTCGTTCAACGCGCTGCGGCAAATGTCGCAAGCCTGCCGTCGCCCGTGGGCGGTTGGAACGCTCGGGATTCTCTCGCCAACATGGCACCCACGGATGCCGTGCAGTTGGATAATTACTTCCCCGGCGTATCCAATGTTGTCTTGCGCGGCGGCTATGTGAAGCACGCCACAGGGTTTCCCGACGATGTAGAAACCCTGATGACCTACAGCGGCGGCACCTCTGACCAGTTGTGGGCGGTGTCGGATGGCAAGTTCTACAACGCTACATCTGCGGGTGCTATTGGCGCGGCGGCGGTCAGCGGACTGACCAACTCCAAGTGGGAATACACCAATGTCACGACCGCAGGCGGCAACTACCTGTATGCCGCTAACGGTGTAAACACGCCGTATCTTTACAACGGCACCACTTGGACGAGCATTACGGGCGCGTCTACGCCTGCCATTACGGGCGTTACAACCACTACGCTCAACTCTCCGACGCTCTTCAAGAACCGTGTGTGGTTCATCCAGAAGGACACGCTAAAAGCGTGGTACCTGCCGACCTCTAGCGTTGGCGGCGCGGCACAGGTTCTCGACCTGTCATCCATTGCGCGTCTGGGCGGCGTGTTGGTGTCGATGGCCTCGTGGACAATTGACGCTGGTTACGGCGTGGATGACAACCTTGTATTTGTCACCGACAAGGGTGAGGTCATTGTCTATCGCGGCACCGACCCCTCATCTGCGTCCACATGGGCGCTTATTGGCGTGTGGATTGTGGGTGCGCCTATCGGCACCCGCTCCCTGATGAAGTACGGCGGCGACCTTTTGGTGCTGACGCTTGACGGGTTGATTCCGATGGCCTCGGCGCTTCAATCCTCGCGGCTCGACCCCAACATCGCGCTATCGGACAAGATACAGGGTGCGTTTGCGGCGGCTGCTGCGGCGTATAGGGACAACTTCGGGTGGTGCATGTTGTACAACCCGAAGAACAACGCCCTAATCGTCAATGTCCCTGTGCGTGAAGGCGCACAAGAACAGTTTGTGATGAACAACATCACGAAGGCGTGGTGCAGGTTTACAAACTGGAACGCTTTTCACTTTGGGCTGCTTGACGATACGCCGTACTTTGGCGCTGCAACTTTCGTGGCAAAGGCTTGGACAACGGGTAGCACCGGCTACATTGATGACACAAGCAACATAAACGGCAAGATTCTTCAAGCCTTTAACTACTTTGAGACTCGTGGCGTACAGAAGATTTTCACACGCGCACGGCCTAGCATTTTCAGCAACGGCACTCCGTCTGTTAGGGTCGGCATCAATGTCGATTTCAACATTTCAGACAATGTGGCCCCGATATCGTTTTCTACTCCGCTGACTGCCCTTTGGGACAGCGCGTTGTGGGATACGGCTGTGTGGGGTTCTGACCTTGAGATTCAGAACAACTGGCAGGGCGTTACCGGCGTTGGCTACTGCGGGTCAGTACAGTTTCAGAGCAGCAGCAACAAGTTAGCGATTCAATGGGCCTCAACTGATGTGGTGTATCAACTCGGATGGGCTGGCATATAACAAGCGGCCCCGAGGTGGGCGAATGGGTCTGTGGGCATACGGGCGGCGGGTATCACGCTGAACGCTCTAACGCCATCGGATTGCGTAAGGGAGAGAACATTGTCGGCGGCGTGGTTTACGAGAACTGGAACGGGCGTAGTGTGGTTTGCCACATCGCCATCTCTGACCGCTTAACCCCCGCTTACATTGCAGCCATGTTTGACTATCCTTTCAATGTCTGCGGGGTTGACAAAATCATCGCCCCCGTGGGCAGTAAAAACGCGAAAGCCATCAGGCTTGTGCGTAAAATGGGTTTCACCGAGGAAGCGCGTCTAAAGGATGCCGACACCGACGGTGATATTGTTTTCCTGACCATGACACGCGAGGCGTGTCGTTATTTAGGACACCGTTATGGGCAAAAAATCACCGGCACCGCCGCCAGCGCCTGATTACGCAGGTGCAGCGCAACAACAGGGCATCGCCAACCTAGAGGCGGCACGCCTTACTGCGCGGCTCTCGAACCCAAATGTCATCACGCCCCTTGGTGGTCAGCGTGTGACCTACGGTCGCCCACAGTTCAACATGAACGCCTACAACGCGGCGATGGCTGATTGGCGTGCGCGTAACCCGCAAGCACCTGCAACCGGCACTCCGGCGACCGGAACTCCTGCAACTGGTGCGCCGCCGACTGGCACCCCGCCGACTGGTGCGCCGCCGATATTGTCTCGCACCGAGCCGTCCACGCCTGCACCAGCAACATACGGCGTTACAACTGGACAAGTTCCCCCGACAACTTCAATAGGCGGCGGGATGTACGGCCCGACGACCGGAGGCCAACGGATAGAACTAGGCGGCTCGGGTGGCGTTGACATGGGCGTTTCGCCCGAACCTACCGCGATGAAGTTTGACGGGATGCCTGCTGCACGACGGCAGGCACTTGGCATTGAGGACAGGGATTACACCCAAGGGTTCACCACCTTGCCGACCGGAGCGCAGGTTCCGACCTCAATGCTTATCGGCGGCGGTCGCCTTGACTCATCCGGCATGGGGCCGGGACAGATGACGAGGGCGGGACAGGGCTACGACCCTTCTTTCTCGCAGTACGGGTATACCGGCGATGTGATGCCCACCCGCGAGATGTTCACCGAGATGGTGGACTTGGACACCCCGACGATTGAGCAGTACCTGACCCCCGAGGCACAGGCGACCCTCAAGGCGCAGCAGCGGGTGGAGTTGGCGCTTTCCGGCCTTGGTGAAAAGGCCATTGAGAATGTGCAAAAAATTTACGGCACGGATTTCACCCCGCAGGGTTTGCCGGAACAACAATTCAACTTTGGCGGTTATGGCAACCTGCCGACCCTTCCCGAGTTGCAGGGTCGCGCACGCTCTGATGTGTCGGCGCTGCCGGTTAACTTCGGCCCCACGGCAGGACAGTACGGCATGGCTGCGGGTGGCCCACAAGGGTTAAACCTCGAAGGGTTCGACGCTTCTGGGTTGGGCATGGCAGCAGGTGGGCCAAGCGGAGGCGCGTTTGGTGCGGCGCAGGGCGGCGTGGGCGCTCCGTCGCTTCGAGGCCAATATGACCTGACAGGCGTGGGCGATGTTGCCCGAGCGCCGGGGGCTGCTGCGATGGCGCAGGGCGGGCCTATGGCTCCGGGGCTGCAAGGGCAGTTGGATACCTCTAGCCTTGCCGCGATGCCGGTAAACGCGGGTATGACGGCGCAGCAGGCCATCATGTCGCGCCTCGACCCGCAGTTGCAGCGCCAACGGGCGCAGTTGGAAACCCAACTTGCCAATCAGGGTCTGGTGCGTGGTGGCGAGGCTTTTAACGCCGCCATCACCGAGCAACAACAACAGGAAAACGACCTGCGAACACAGGCCGCGCTACAGGGCATTAGCCTTGATATGGCGGCACGCCAGCAGGGGCTAGGTGAGGCACAGGCTCTGGGCGGCTTTGCCAACCAAGCGGCTTTGGCGGGGTTTGGCGCGGGTCAACAGGCTACCGCAGCGCAAAACGCAGCAGCGCAACAAAATTTCCAGAACGAATTGGCTAGGCAGGCTGCTGCAAACCAAGCGCAACAGCAAGCGTTTGGGCAACGGGCGCAGGCCGGTCAGTTTGGCAACGAGGCGCAATTAGCGGCGTTCCAAGCGGCGATGCAGAATCAGGCTGCGGGTAATCAGGCCATCGGGCAAAACTTCGGTCAGGCGCAAGCCGCGCAAGCAATGGCAAATCAAGCGCAGCAGCAGAACTTCCAGCAGCGCATGGCGGCGGGTGAGTTCGGGCGGCAGAGTCAGTTGTCCTCGTTCCAGACGCAGCAGGCGGCGCAGGACGCGGCTAACCGTGCCATCGCGCAGAACTTCCAACAGGGCATGGGTGCGGCGGGTGCGTACAACGCTGCTGCCGGTCAGCAGTTTGGGCAGGAAATGGACATTGCTGGGCTGTATAACGCCTCGCTTGCCCAGAACCAACAGGCAGCGTTGCAACAGGCGCAGGCTCAAGCGGCGCTCCAAGCACAGGGCTTCAACCAAGCGCAGGCGGCGGCAAACTTCCAGAACGCCCAGCGTCAGGCAGCGTTGCAGGAGCAATTGGCGCTTCGGGCGCTCCCGCTTAACGAGGTCGCAGCCATCATGGGCGGCGCACAGGTGCAGATGCCGCAGTTCCAAGCCTATCAGGGCGCAGAGGTTGGGGCGGCTCCCATTTTCGGCGCTACGCAGGCGGCGGGTAACTTCGCGCAGCAAAACTACCAGAATCAGATTGCACGCCAAAACGCGCAGATGGGACTGTACGGTAGCCTTGCTGGCATGGCTGGAACGGCTCTTGGTGGGCCGTTGGGTGGCGCAATTGGCAAGAGTATGTTTGGAGGTTAACCGATGAGAACCCCATACCAGACCTTTAACGCTCCCCCCATGATGAACGGCGGTCGCGGTCAGCGCATGGCGCGTATGCTCCAGATGCAGGGCCAGAGCCAGCAGGTGAGCAACAACGCAGGGGCGCAGACCGATATGCAGTATTCGCCCCCGCAGAACGCTGCGGACATCAACCGTGCGCCGCGTCAGTTCCTGCGCCAGTACCCAAAGATGCAGAAGTCGCCGGGGATGACCAACCCGCAGGGTGGCCCCGACCGTGGAGGATTTGAAAATGGCTGACGAACGCTACAAAACAGTCTCAACCTTTGCGCTCCCAGACGAGTACCAACGGCAAGCCTCCGAGGCACGCCGTCGTCGCCGTATGGCAGAGATGTTGGCGCAACAGGCGTACCAGCCGGGAGACATCCAGAACGCCCCTATTCCTCGCGGAGCGCCCTTGGTGCAGGGTCTGCAAGCGTTTCTCGCTGCCCGTGCTGCCCGTAAGGCAGATGAGGCTGAAGAAGGCGCAATGAAGGCGCAAACCCGTGAGGCACGGGATTTCCTTCGTGCGTTGACCGAGCCTGCCAAAACGATGACGATTGGCGAAGCCGCAATGCAAAACATTGCACAAGCGGGAACGCCGGAACTGGTAGACGGTCGGTTGGAATACCGGAAGACCGCTATGCCTGCCCCGACTCCAGAAATGGTTCCGCAAGCAGGCCCACAAGTGCGCTTGGGGCGCAGACCGGAAGATGACCAAGTGTATATGCCAACCGCAACGGGTCGAGAAACTGACCCGCAGCGCATTGCCGCATTGCTTGCCAATCCTCAATACAAGGCTGAATTTACGCCCGAACAAAAGCGTGCGCTTGCCCTTGAGGGAATGCTGACTAGCCAAAACCCAATGTTGCAAAATGTTGCTGGCGCTATTTACCCAACGCTGCAACCTGAAAAAGCAAAACTGCAACTTGGAAACATTAATCCAACCGACTTTACGCCTGCAAGCATTGCAGCCGCAATGAAGTCTGGCAATGTGGGTGACTTGGTATCTATTGCAAAACCTGCAGACAGAATAGGAAAACCTTCGCCGGGTGATTTTACTACGGAAAGTCTTGCGGAATTTAACCGAACGGGCGATTACAACAAACTTAAGCGGGTGCCAAAAGAAAAGTCTGCTGGCGGTGGTGGCAGAGGGCAACAAGGCCCGGCGTTTGTTTTGGCAAACGGCAAAGTTGTGCAATCTATTTTTGACCCGTCATCAGGTCAGTATATGTATCAATCGGATACTGGGCGTGTTCCCATTCCTGCTGATGCAAAACCGACAACTGCAAGCGCGGCAAGTGGATTGTCTGAAAAACAATACATTACTTACCGACAAGAAGCGTTTGACCATCAACAAGGCTTGAAAAGACTTAATTCATTTTTTGAAAAAATTGGCGACACTAATGTTGGTATTCAAAGATGGGCTGATGCTGTTGCTGCAAAAGCCAAAAGTCTTCTTGGAAATTCTCTTTCTCGAGAACAACTTGCTTTGGAATTGGCAAAGGGAGAACAACAAGGGTTGTTGGGTTTGTTTAGAGTAGACATTGTTGGCCCCGGTGTTCTTACAGAATACGATGCGGGGCGCGTCATTGAGGCTTTGGGCGGCGATTTGAATGCGTTGCAAAACAAAGAAAAAGTTTTTGCCCTTCTTCAGCAGTTGTATCAAGACAAAATGGATAGGTTTGAGTTCTTGAATCAAGAACTTGGGCGTAGCGACCTTGTGAGAGGTGGCAAGCCGATGACTGCGGAAGGGCTGCCTTCAACTCTTGGAAGCCCAAATAAAGTTGAAGAGGTTGATTACTAATGCCGTACACAATTCGCACAAAAGATGGCATTGAAATTCCCAATGTTCCAGACAATGTTGACAAGAATTCACCACAAGCCAAAGCGTTAGTACAGGCTGAACGGGCAAAGAGAGCGTCTCCTAAAGAATCTGGCTTTGCTCGTGGGCTTGGCCTTGTCGGTCGCGCACTTGCTCCATATGCCGCCGCTGCTGGTACTGGCGCTGCCGTAGGTGCGCCTTTTGCCGGAGTTGGTGCAATTCCCGGTGCAGCCGCAGGCGTAACGGCTTACGGGTTGTCAGAACTTGCAGATGCCTTGCTGATGGGCGGCAAAGGTCGCCAAGCAGTAGAGCGTGGATTGACGGCTATTGGTTTACCGGAACCGCAAACGGCTGCTGAACGGGTTGGATACGAGGCAACCCGTGCAATGACAGGCGCGTCAGGTATTCCGCGAACCGCGCAAACCATTGCAACCAATATCGCCGCTCGTCGCGGGTCAACTCAAGGGCAGCGTATTGCGTCATTGATGGCGCAAAACCCTAGCGGTCAAGTTCTTGGTGCAGGTACTGGCGCAGCAACCGCCCAGACTGCAACAGAGATGGGAGCACCTGCGCCTCTTGCGATGGCAGCAGGAATTGCTGGTGGCGCGTTGCCATACGGGCGCGTTGCTACCCCACGCCAAACGGTTGCAGAAAAAGAGTTTGCGGCGGCACGCCCAGAAGGGTATGTCGTTCCTCCTGCTTCGGTTCGTCCGACCGTTGGCAATATCGCTCTTGAAAGCGTCAGCGGCAAAGCAGCGTTGCAACAGATTGCTTCCGGCAAAAACCAAGAGGTTACCAATCGCCTTGCTGCCGAAGCCGTTGGTTTGCCTGCTGGTGAACAAATCACCAAAACCGCATTAGAGCGAGTTCGTGCCGAGTCTGGAAAAGTTTACGAAAAACTTAAATCATTTGGTGCTTTTTCTGCGGACAATGATTTTTATTCTGACATCGCCACAATAAATGCGGAATCGCAAGAATTGTTACGCGCTTTTCCAGATTTGCCTTTGGCTGGTGCAGAAAAAATTAACAACCTTGTTAATGCCATAAATCAACCAAACTTTGATTCTAAAACCGCAGTTACTTTAGTAAAGACTTTGCGCCAACAAGCGACAAAGCATTTTTCTGGTGCGCCAACTGCGAAAGAACAAGCGTTGGGAGCGGCTAAACGCAAAGCGGCAGATGCAATGGAGGCGTTAATTAGTCGCCGTCTCGCGCAGTCTGGCGATACGCAGTTAATAAACGAATTTAATGATGCGCGAACAAGAATTGCTAAAACTTACAGCATTGAAAACGCACTTGAGTTGTCTGGCAATGTTAACGCTAAAAAACTTGCAGCACAGTTGAAGGCAGACAAGCCCTTGACTGGAGGCTTGCGGACTGCTGCTCAATTTGCTGGCAATTTTCCTAAAGCAAGTGTTACGCCAGAAACTTATGGAAGCCCCGGCGTAAGCGCACTTGATGCGGCGATGGCAGCGGGTGGAACATCAATGCTTCCGATTGTTGGCGCTCCCGGCATATTGGCTGCGGGATTGCCGCTTGCTCGGCCAGTAACTCGCTCGGTTGCATTAAGTCGTATGCTTCAAAACAGGCTTGAACGCCCCCCGAGCATTCGCCGTCGTGGCATGACGGGCGCAACATATGGCGCGTTGACCGCGCCTAATAGTCAAGAACAGGAGTAATCACAGATGTCTTTCAATGGCTCGGGTACATTCCTTATCAACACGGCAGGCCAGCCTGTAGTCGCTGGCACCGTCATCTCGTCCACGGCGTTTAACGCCCTGACGGCTGACCTTGCCACCGGCCTCTCGACCGTCATCACGAAGGACGGGCAGACGACGGTCACCGCTAACATCCCGATGTCCACCTATAAGTTCACGGGACTTGGGGTAGGCTCTGCCGCCACGGACTCTGCGAACTTGTCGCAGGTACAGTCTACGGTCACCAAACTGCTTACGAGCGTTTCTGGGACGGACACCATCACGGCTGTGGGTGCGCCTGTGGTTGCCGCCTACGCTGCCGGACAGATGTTCTACTTCGTCGCTACGGGCGATAACACGGGCGCGGTGACGCTCAACATCGACTCGCTGGGTGCAAAGGCTGTGACCCGTGACGGGTCTGTGGCCCTTGCTGCGGGTGACATCAAGAGCGGTGAGGTGGTGGTGGTCGTCTATGACGGCACGCGCTTCCAAGTCGTTTCGCAGTTGAACAGCGCGGGTGATGCGCGGTTTGCCAATGTGTCGATTGCATCGTCGTTGTATGTCGGCGGTGTTTCGACCTTTGTTGGCAACGCTGGCTTCTCTGCCAATGTCTCCATCGCCTCTGCGCTCTCTGTAGGCGGTGTGGCGGCTATCACGGGCGCAACCACGATAGGCGGCAACCTGACCCTCTCCGGCGGCACCGCCAACGGCGTGTTGTACTTGAACGGCAGCAAGGTGGCGACGAGTGGGTCGGCGCTGGTGTTTGATGGGACGAACCTCGGCATCGGCACGGCGAGTCCGGCTGCGAAGTTGGATGTGACTGGTTTTGCAAGAACTACGACAGGCGCTGTGTTTCAAGGCGCAAGCAATCTTGCGAGTGGCGCAGGGCTTGAAGTTGGATACAACACAGGAAGTTCATATTCGTTTTTGCAATCGTATGACCGTACTGGCTCTGCATATAGAGCAATCCGACTTGTTGGAAGTACGATTGACTTTGACATTGCCAATAGTGTCAAAGCAACTATAGACTCCTCCGGCAACCTCGGCATCGGCACGGCGAGTCCGGACAGAAAGTTGTCAATTTCTACGACTGATGCCACAGGCAAAATGGCGTTGTTCCAAAACGGCTTCGTTAACACGAACCTATACTTGTCCGCTGACCCGACAACTGGTGGCGGCGTAATTAATGTCAGCAACAATGCCGCTTCTGCTGCGCTTCCCTTGCTGTTTCAAGGCAACGGAACAACTCGGATGCTGCTCGACTCCTCCGGCAACCTCGGCCTAGGGGTCACGCCCTCGGCGTGGAGTTTGTTGACTGGGTTGCAAGTAAAAAATGCATCTTTGGCTGGTTATCTAAACAATTCATATTTGTTTGCAAACTCTTATTACGATGGCTCAAGTAATAAGTACATAGCAAACGGGTTTGCAAGTTATTACGAGCAAAGCAGCGGAAGACACCTTTGGTATCAAGCAGCCTCCGGCACCGCAGGCAACGCCATCTCGTTCACGCAGGCGATGACGCTTGATGCGTCGGGCAACCTCGGCATCGGCACGACGAGTCCGTGGTCGCAGGTCAGTATTGGCACGCCAGCCGGAGGTTCCACAGGTTACTTTGGTGTCAAAGACACGGTGCATGGCGGAGACATTCGCTTTGGCAAAGCAAGCGGTGTAAACAACAACGGAATTGCGGGAACATTTAGTAACAACGATTTTCTGTTTTACACTAATAGCACCGAACGCGCACGCATCACGAGCGGGGGGGTATATTTAGTCGGCACTACTAATACTGCAGGAAGTGCGGGCGTTGGAATAAAACTTCACCCTGATGGGCTTGTGTCAACCGTAAGCACAACTTCAATATCTGATAGTTACAACTATTACAACGAAACTGCTGGGGCATACCGATTTTATGTAACAAACGGCGGCACAGTATTTGCCACTAACACAACCATTAGCGCAATTTCTGACCAGCGTTTGAAAGAAAACATCCGTGACTTGGATGCTGGTCTTGATGCTGTTATGGCATTAAAGCCGCGCAAGTTTGACTGGAAGGCTGGCAAGGGCAAAGACAAAAAAGACGACCGTGGATTTATCGCTCAAGAGTTTGAGCAGGTATTCCCTGACTTGATTGATACTTGGAAAGACCCAGCACCAGAAGGCGAG